GCCGTGACTCAAGGCCAGGCCGGACCGAGGCCTGACCTGGCACTCGTACCCTTCCGGTACCTCGAGAAAAAGACCCGTCGGCACCAGGCAGCGTCCACCGGGTGGAATTGTGACGCTCATAGCTGCGGTCACGTCGCAACCTGCAGCGCCCGACGTCTTGTAGACCGGAAGTCGATCTTCATTTGACTTGCGGCGGACTTTGACGGTAACATCAGTCATCTGCCATCACCGGATCGTGGTCGTCTGTCTCTGGAGTCTCACCCTCATTTAGAACATCACCCGTAGTCATGGTGTATGCGGCCTCGATCACCTTGTCGACGAAGGGTTTATATTCCGGATTCTTCATGATCTCGCCAAAATCACTCTTGTAGAACTTCTTCTCGATGAGAACCTCACCAGTTGCTGCGTCAGACACCGTTAATAAACGCCAAGCAGACGTACCGCTGATGCTAATCTCCACCTTCTTCTTGCCGTCCTTGACGGACTCGAAGTCGGCGAACACCTTGCGCTTTTCACAGTGAGCACGCACCTCGTCGAAGATGTACTCGTGCTCGACGATCCCCTTGCCGAAGATGATGTCGAACTCGTACTTGCGGAAGGGCGGCGCCACCTTGTTCTTCTTGATCGTCATGATGACGTGGATGCCGATGATGTTGCCCTTCGAGTCCTTGACCTGGGTGCCGCTGCTGAGGCGGATGCGCACCGAAGCGTGAAACGGGATCGCTTTCAACTATCATGAAGATTTCTCAACATGTCGGACTATATCTTCAACCAACTGCAACGACGTTGATGCCTTAATGTCTGATTCCCAAACAGTAACTACGTTGTAGCCCATCTGTCGTAGAATTTCAACTTTCTTAGCATCACGCTTCCAAATTTGAGAAGCCGTCATTCGCTTGTGCCCAATGACATCATCCCCTGAAAATTTTACGGGATTAGCGTGCCAATAATCTCCATTGACCTCTACGATCAATTTTAATTGTGGCACATAAATGTCACAGTAGTAACGAGGAACACATAGCTGTGTTACGACATTGTAACCAGCATCACGCAACGCAGCAGCAACAATCAATTCAATCTTGGTGTGACGCGACTTAGTCGGTAACACGTTCTTAGACTGCCACTCAAGTTGTTTTTGCATAGCAATGTCGACACCGTAATCTTCAACCCATCGGTCAAAGTTCGACATCTTCATCCTCACAGTTACAGGCTTGTTAGCAAAACGAATTTGCCCATTTTCGGTTTGGGCATATGCCTTCATAGCACGTGATAGATTCTCACGATAACCGTTTGTTTTCATGACACGATTTCTATTTTCATTTCGTCGTGCAATCAACGTAGGATCCGCAACAACCTTTTTCGCTTGTCTAAGCAACTGATTCTTGTTTTCTTCGCTGTGTCTCCACGTTGACAACCATTCACACGCACCAAGAAACGCTTTTGGATATGCACGAAGATAATCGATCTTCGTCATTCCATGACGCTTCAGGTGCGTATTAGTGATCGTCTTCATCGTTCTACCACATACTTCACACGTTGGTTGTCTCGCGCTCGAGGTTGTTTCATCTGCCATGTGATAAGGTATGGCTCATATGACAGAATTACTTCAACTAGTCTCTGAACCTTCATCAAGTCACCTTGACGCTTGGCTGCTGATTGTCCAATCATGCACATTTTCAAACATTCACGTTCATGATTGCTCATCACGTTGTAGTTGCGCACGCTCTAAGGATTTTCCAGCAATTCACGAGATTGGTAACGGGTAGCTAAGCTTTAGTTCCAACCACCCGGGGTCGTGTTATGATTGACCCACCCATTTGCAACATAACATTCACCGTCAGGAACTTCGAGATCAACAACATCAATCTCCTTTCCTGTACGAATGACGTCAGGCATCTCTGACACATATCTCCACGCGAGTGACTTATCGTCAAACACTCGATGAACACTCGTTGCAAGCAATTTACCCAACTGCCAACCTTCAGCACGCTCCTTCACAACATATGAAGAAACAGGTTTAAATCCAGTAGGCGTCATGATCTCCAAACCAGTGTCATCAATATCGACAATGCCCGGTACACTAGTGTTGATCCCAAGCATGTCAGCAATTTCAGCCATTGACACATCTCTTACGATTTCTTCTTGCATTACTTTCCCATTCCTTTCAAGAGGTTGTACATCTTTGTTCCTTTCTTGGCTCTTATTTGTACGATCGTCGTCTCTGGATCAACACATTGCGGGTCGCCGTGCATGACGCCGATGGCGTCACGCAGCTGGTTCAGGCACAGTAGGGTCACGTTGTTCTGCCCGAGGACGCCTGTGATCTTGCGCATGCCCTTGCTGATGACGCGGGCCTGGAGACCGACGGTCGAATCCTCATACTCGCCGTTGAGTTCGGCCAGCGGCGACGTCGCAGCGACGGAGTCCCAGATGACGACGACGGGCACGTCCTTGACAAGGGCCTTCGCCTTCAGGATGGTGTCCTCGATCGCCTTGAAGACGTGCTCCGTCGCGTGGATGTCCATGTAGACGAAGCCCTTCCGGATGTTGATGCCCATCTCCTTGAGCTTCAACACTGGCGTCGCGTTCTCAGTGTCGACATAGACGACGATGCCGCCGTTCGCCTGGGCGTTCGCCGCGGCGTGGTACGCCAGGTGCGACTTGCCGGTGCTGGGCGGTCCCGCAATCTCGATGATGCGGCCTTCCGGGTAACCGCCTGCTGCGGCGTTGCGGATGGCATAGTTGAGTTGGATCGAACCTGTGTCTAACCAGCGCTTGACGATGGTTGGAGCCTCTGTTTCCGCCAGATTGTACGCCACCCGCATGCCAAATTCTCGATTGATATCCTTAATGAGGGCGGCGGTGAGATCATCGATCTCGTCCGCCGCGCCCTTCTTGGACTTCTCGGGAACGTCGGCTGCGGCGGTTTTTGCCGCCTTTGCCATGCTTTATTCCTTTACTCGTCGTCTTTCATCAGTTCTTCAAAAGCGTCGTCGAGGCTCTTCTTTGGTGCCGAAACATCCTCGTCGAGTTCGGCAGCAGCGGCCTTCTTGCCCTTGCCTTTGCTTTGTTTGGCCTCTGGCGATTTCAGGCTATTCACAAAATCTGGCTTGTGTGCCGCTTCACCATTGACCTCATTGACAAGCTTGTCGAGTTCATCGCCCGGCGGACTGTTGCCCTTCGACGTGCCATCGGAGTCAGGCGACGCCGCGTCCCCGCCAGAGAGCCAATTGTTGAGAATGGTCTCGATTTCCTGCGTAGACTTCAGGCGATACATGTCATCGATGTTCGGGACAGCATCGACCCACTGCTTCAACTGCGTAGGATCATCAGACAACTTGCGGGGCCGTCGAGCGGCCTCGACGTCGGTATCCTGGAACTGCTTGCCTGGTTGCTGCTTGATGGTGACGTTGAGGTCGAATCCCTCCGTCGGATCGAGGATGTCGCCGACCTCCTCGTTGAGGAAGTAACCCAATAGCTTCTGGTAGATGATCTTGCCGAAGCTCCAGACCTGGACGCCCTTGTCCTCCTGACCTCTGACGATGATGGGCATGTATGCGCGCATCTTGGGCTGCAATTTCTTCGCCAAGAGCTTGTCATCTGGTTTGCCCGAGCTATACAGCTTCCTGATCAGGTCATTGATCGGATCGGGCTTGCCGAACTGGTGTGGCGCCAGGATGCCTGGCCCGCTGCCGATGTAATAGAACCATCGCTCGATGAACGGCTGTCCCTCGGGGGCGTTCTTCCACGGAAGACCGCGGACCTTGTACTCGCCCACGCCTGGCTTCCACAGCTGGACGGACGACGTCCGGCGGACGCCGCTGAGTTCCTGAACCCTTCTCCTGATTGCTTCTAAGTCGACTGCCATCGCTTCTTCTCCGTTTTCCTTGTTCCTCTGGTGGTTGATCCTTACCTGCACCGCGCAGGTTATCAGATCATAACTTCGTTCTTTTCCTTGTTCACGCGGCGGCGCTTGACCGTCGCTAATCTACAGTCCCTCAGGATTAAATCCTGATGGACGCGTACATCTTCACGTTCACCGCGTTGGTGAAACCGTAGA